CTAACAGGAATACCATGATTACGATTGTAAGCCAAGTACAATCTCTCTGAAAAAAGTTTCTCCCACCCATATTCGGAATCTGGTGCAGCTGGGTATGCGGAATCTTCACGGCAATTAGGATCGTTAGGGTCTACTTGGTTGTACTCAGGATACATACATGCTGATCCAGAATAGAATATCTTTGTCTGGTAATCTAACTTAGGTCTGTTACATGCTGTCCAATCTTTCTTTACACCATCAAAGGTTTCATTCAACTTCCTTTGCTCTTCAAGAACATTCAAGTTAATGGTGCAAGAGTTATGCATAATCTCTGCATCATTCTCACCAGTAAATACAAACCCTGCACCACCCATGTCAGCAGCAAACTGATAGATCTCATGAAAAGGTAAGATACATCTATAAGGAACTGAATTATAATGATTACCCTGTTCACCTTTAAACTCTAATACCTTACGAACAAAATCTACATCACGAAGATCACCAGTAACAAACTCATGAGCATGTGTACCAGAGAACTCAGGATAGTGAAGGTCTACTCCACGTACCCAATAACCTTCAGATTTCAATCTCTTCACCATGTGACTTCCTATGAAACCACCTGCTCCTAGAACAAGAGCAGTTTTTTTATATTCAGACATAATTAGTCGTTATAATACTTGGATTGTTTTGGAAACTGAACTTTAATGAAATGAATTAAATTGTCAACTGTCTTTTCAAGAGCAGCAATTCTATCATCATTACTTTGCTGAGTAGCACCAGTAGGTACTGGATGTGCTTGTGCTTCTAATGCTTTAAGTCTTGCTTCCACTTCAACATCATACTTAGACATCGATGCACCTGTTGCAGACTTTGCTGCTTTACCTTTAATTGCCATGATTTTAAATAAATTCTACGGTTATTTAGTTTGCACTTGCTTCATCTTTGATATAACAAGGAACACCAGCAGGATCAAGCCATTTGGTGTACTCAAAATCCTCAATCGCTTGAGTCAACTGCATTCCACTATCACACAAATACATATCTTTATATCTCTTTGTCCAATTATCCATCTTCTGGATTCTGAAATCAGGTTTACCATTTTCTAGAGTCCCATTCTCAACGTAACGATATGGGAACCTTTCCATAAGTATATTCATTTTATACAACTCCTGCTAGATCTTCTGCTACACACTCAATTATAGTTGCATAATCAGCATCTGGATCTTCTCCCGAAAGTTTTACTAAACCTTCACCAACATAATAACGTTTAATCTTTTTATAAAGTTTTGGATTTTTTACATCCAGATAGATTTCTTTGTTTGCTGCAGCACGAAGAGTGCTTATGTCTTTCTTAAACTTTGAAGTAAGAGTCATTGCTCTGATAGATTGTCAGTAGTATTATAGAGGATTTTAATAGGAAAGTCAAGTCCTCACCACAATATCTCCATCATCGTCATCTTCATCATCATCCTCAGTAAGTTCATCTATCCTTTCTTGTAGTGACTTATATATTGGATCAGACTGACCCTGTTCTTTAAAGTTTACAACCATCAACTCATCACCAGGCTTAACCTCAAGCAACTCTGGATGGGGTATCTTTGTTATTCTCTTACTACTCTCAACATAATTATTACTTGATTTTGATATATCACTTATATTCTTCCACATCAAAGCAAATGCTGCCCCTGCTAATGAAACAGAAATCAAAATAAACAGTAATGCAAATAAAGTTTCCACTTATTTAATAGGTATCAACCTATTTATTCTTTCTCCTTGGTACTTCAATCTTCCAAGAACCACCATCTAGTTCAACCATATCAAAGTTCTTCTTAAACTCTTTCTCTCTTTCTTTCCTTTCCTTCTCAATTGTTATGTCAAGAGATTCAATAGTTGTAGAACCATACTCAGGGATAGAAAATCCAAAAGATCTACACTCTTCTGATTCTGATAGATCTATACCACAATCTTCAGCATAGTCCCAGATAACCTGATCAACCTGACTAAACACAGAGTCAAAGGTCAATCTCTTCCTTAAATCATTTGCAATATTATCTACATGTTCATCATCTAAATCAACTCCACATGGTCGTGCCTTAACAAGTTGGTTAAGGTTGAGCACGATCTTACATTCATTGTAAATTGCCATAATTAAAGTCCTGGTATGTAATGTTGGTACTTCTGAACTTGAGGTATAATATCATCCTCTACTCTTTCTACAATCCTATCCACAATACTCACATCCAACCCTGCAAAAGGTGGGATGATGCCCAATATCCTAAGTAAACCATCAAGGAATAAAGCAAGACAAGTGAATCCAAGTATCATACTAATGATAGTTGCCTCTCGGTTATGCTTTGCCATCGACTCTTCATCGATTCTTCTTGCTTCTTCTAGAGCAGCAGCAACCATCGCATCTACTTCCTTCTTAGTGTAGAAATCTCCTATAAATGGTATGTCGTGCTGATCCATTACCTTACCTCAAAGTCCAGTTTACGAACTTTACGTTTTCGTCGTTGTTCTTGCCAAGCAAGATCCTGTGAAGTAAGACCATCATTTTCTTTACTCTGATTAGATCTTACCACTATAACACTAGTTAGGTCAACCGCACTAAAAGTATCACCCGTAACAGTTAGCATGTTAGGACATCCACAACTTTTAGATTGTGAATTACTTTTTACCTCAGTATTACATTGTTTACATCTTACTACAATCATTTTTAATTTCCTCCACAATACCAATTTGCATCATATGAACTATCAATAACTCCATAACAACCACTAGGAACAATATTAAATGCTAAAGAATATCTAATCAAATCACTATTATGAATATCTATAGAATGCATAAGGTAAGAAGGAAAGATAATCATCCTCTTTTTCTTTGGAGATAAAACTGAAATATGAGTATTAAATTTATTAGGATCAACGATCATATCATCAAAAGATGAAAGACTAGATAAAGGACTTTCTATAAAAAGTTTTCCAGAATTTTCATCATAGTCACCATAATAATATACTCCAGAAAACCAACAATTTTTATGCTTATGAGATGGTACATTCTCACCTTTAATATTTTTAGTACACCATGAAGTTGATAAATCAAACTGACATGCATACCCCAGTTTCTTCAAAGAAGATTTAATATATTTTAATAAAATATTCTTTGTATTAGGATACTTTTCTAATATTCTACAATTTATTTTTTCGACACTATAATGATCCCATCCATCATTTTGATTTTTGTTACGAATAAACTCAGTATTACTATCCAATTCAGAGGTGTCTTCTTCAACCATAATATTAATAATTGGTATTGTAAATAAATTACTAACCTCAATATTATTTTCGGTCTGAATTTGATTCATAGTGTTGCGAACAATCATTTTTCTTTCCTCATCATACCATCATACCATAACTTAAAAGCATAGGGAGTCCACTGACCATACCCTGATCTAGAATTATTATTTGCTTGATCCATAATATCATAGTCACTAGATTTTATACTAGCATCTAATATAGAATCAAACTCAGGGTCATCAAAAGTTAATGACTTTGCATAATCCCAAAAAGGAGTATCGTATTTAGAACCACAATTATAATGCCACAGTACGAAGTTTTGAACCTGTTTTATATATCTTCTAACTTCATTAGAGGCATCTTTTACTCCATTATTTAAAACAAATCTTGCCAACTCAATATAAGTTTGAGTAGAAGATGACTCTAGAGGATCTAAAAAGAATAATCTATTACCATTAAGAACTATTCTATCATCAATAACAGGATTCTTTGCTACATAATTCTTAAAATTAACATGATGTTTTATTGTAACATCAAACATCTCTGAGAAATTACTTTGAGCAACTGCCTTAGAAGTTATATTACTATTATAACAATACCCAACACAATAATCATGTGATGGTGACTTTGAATGGGTGGGTATAACAAATGTCCAACCATCAGGGGTGGCAACATGTCTACTCCAAAATGCTTCAGACACATTCCACTTAGGTTTTCCTAAGATACAAGCATTAATAGGGTTAATAAGTTCTTCATAATCAGAATAATCAGCTGGCTTTCCTCTACAATCAAAGATAAGATCAGCATCTATACTATTAATATTATTAACCTCACCCTCAACAACTTTGAATACTCCAGAATCTAAAACATGTTTCTGCATTTCCCAAGGACAGTAATGCATAGCCATACCATCTGCAGGGAACGCATGAAATACTTTATCATTTAATTGACCCCATCCTTCATATAATATACCACTCTTAAAGGTAGCATTAATTTGATTATGATACCAATCAAACCCAGTTGCATTCCACAACATTCTAGGAGGATCTAAAAGAGTTGCTTGTCCAACTCTTTCTGGAGGTATTTCTGGATTATAAATTAACTCTACTTCATCTTGACCATACCAAGCAAAATATAATGCGGTAAAGACTCCAGCATTTCCTCCACCAACTACACTAACTTTCCCCATCTAAAGGTTCTAATGATAAAATTTCTAATTCTTCCACATCCTCATCAACATCAATCCACTCTTGAAACTCTTCATATATTGCTTTTACATTCTCCGTAGGAATATCAGAATTGATCTTATTCATAGACCATTCTCTTGCTTCTACGACAAGATCATCACTTGTTTTCTCCATAGTAATCTTTTCTGAAATATCTTGAGAGGATGTTACTATTATAGTACTTTGGTGTTCCGTCGTCAAGGGACTCTGTAAGAACTCCGTGTGCAAAGAGTTGTCTGGTTTCCTCGAAGTTTGTTTTGCCTTTTGTATAATGTAGTGATAAGATAGTTCTACTAAAATTTTCTCTGCCAATCTTCCCAATCTGTTCTTTAAGTTCTGGACAAGACCCATAATACTTCTTCCAATCAGATTCAGATTTTACTTTACGTTTCTTTCCTTTAGGAGTTCTAAACTGCCAGAAATACTTACGTCCGATGTACTCTCTACCATCTTGTAGATTGATAATCCTGTAGACGTAACCGAAGAAATCATTAATATCGTCAGAAGTGAAAGGTTCACCCTCATATAACCAGGGGTTTTCGTAATCTCCTCCTTCAACCATTCCATAATTTTCATATTCTCTTTATTTAGTAATCAAATTCGTCAAGTATCTCTAATGCATTATTAAGTGCTTGTTGTGCTGCCCATCTTTCCTTACTATCCCAATCAGGATACCAAGTTTCATTATCAATCCCTTTCTTTATATTAAGGAGTCTTGATTCCATATCAACTTTTTTTAATCTTCCGTTCATGTAAGTTCTGTATAAATTATTGGGCCAAGAACAACTGGGATATTTTCTTGAAAGTAATGGAATATTCATAAGAAAGAAAACCAGCCTGACATAATATATTTAAGTCCTTTGTTAGGTGCAGACCTGTGCATATGAGTGAATGCTGACGGCCATATTATACACCTTCCCATTATAGCATCAACTGTAGGAAAATGCATGAACTCTGTGCCAGAACCATCATTTAAGTAAAACATCCAAGCTAATATTCTATTGGATATTTTTCTAGGACCATGTTCAGTATGCCATTGTTTATACCCATCACCTTCCTTCTCCAACTTCTGAAAAGTATAAGTGTCTATAAGATTCCAAGGAGGTATATGAGTAAGAGATTGATATTCGTTAACATACTTTATAAAACATTCTTCAAGAGGTTTAGCAATAATAGGTGTTGTAGAAACTAATGCATTATCAAGTTCAATATTCTTCTTAATCCTATCATCTTGCTGCGATTCCTTTCCATTCCACACTACCCCTCTCTTCTTTGGGGAAGATTCAAAAAAAGAAATTAATTGATTACATTCTATTGATGATAGTGTATTATCATATACTCCAATAAAATCAGGAGTACTCACAATTTAAATCCTGAGAAAGTATCCTTCTTAACATCTTGAACTATACCACCAACAACATATGACTCCACCTCTGTCTCTTGTGGTGCTACTTGTAGACCCTTAGAACTAATCCAATGCTCTGTCCAAGGTAATGGATTGTTCTTTGCAGGAATATCATAAAGTGGTTTAAGTCCTATAGATCTCAATCTACGATTAGCAATCCACTCAACATATTGATATAAAAGTTTATCATTCAAACCAATCATACTTCCATCCTTAAACAAATACTCTGCCCACTTCTTCTCTTCATTCACACACTTATCAAACATATCATATGTCCACTGCTCCTCTTCCTTCAGAATGGAAACCATTTCAGGATCGTCACCTTTTCTCCAATTGTTAAGGATGTTTTGAGTAATTGCGAGATGCTGGTTTTCGTCTCTAGCAATAAGGGAGATGATTTTAGCACTTCCTTCCATGAGTTTGAGCTCACCAAAAGCAAAACTGCAAGCAAAGGACACATAAAAACGAATACCTTCCAGAATGTTGACATTAGCTACTGCCCGATAGAGTTTACGTTTCACCTCTTTCATTTCTAAAACAGGTAGAGATGTGTCCAAGGACTTATCAATATCTCTCCATAGACTACTTTGACCCCACTGCTGTGCTTCATTAATGAAATCATCATATGACTCAGTTACACTAGCAGCACGTTCTAAAATACGAGGATCTCTTATAATAGTATCAAATACCTCAGAGGGATCTGAATATACATTCTTAATTACATAAGTATATGATCTACTATGAATCATCTCCATAAAAGACCATGCTTCCATACATGCCTCTAACTCAGGTAGAGAACAGTAAGGTAAGAAAGCCATACCAGGAGCACGGCCTTGTACACTATCAAGCATGATCTGGTATTTAAGATTGCTCGTATAGATGTGCCTTTGTTCTGGACGCAGTGTTTGATAGTCTCCACGATCTTTCTGTAATGATACTTCTTCGGGTCTCCAAAAATACCCTAGTTGTTGTTTGGTTAGGTTCTCAAATTGAGGATACTTAAAATTATCATACCTCTGAACCCCCAAAGGTTTACCAAAGAACATAGGTTGTTTTTTGGTGTCAACGTCTTCAGTATTAAAGACAGTCATTCCTTTAATATCAGATGGCACAGGACTCACACTCCTCTTCATTAGCATTATCTAACTCATCCAATAAATTGTCAAGTTTTGATTGATCATCAACAACATCATCAGTCTTCATATCATTAGTATTCTGATAGTATGATGTCTTCCACCCATACTTATATGTGGTAAGAAGATCTTGTGCCATTACGGATACAGGAACCTCATTATTATCATAATGTTCTGGATTATAGGACCAGTTTCCAGAGATTGCTTGATCAAAGAACTTCTGCATGACTGCAACAATATTAATATATCCTTCATTACTAGGCATGTCCCATAATAAAGTATAGTTATTCTTTAAAGACCCATAGGAGGGGACTATTTGCTTAAGTGGTCCTTTCTTTGATTTCTTAATGGACAAGTAATCTCTAGGTGGTTCTATTCCATTTGTGGCATTACATACAACTGAAGAAGACTCTGAAGGCATCTGAGCAGATAATGTGCTGTGTCTCAATCCAGATTCTAATATATCTTTCCTAAGACCCTCCCAATCACATGTCAACTTAGTCTTACAAATCTCATCAACATCTTTCTTGTAAGTATCAATAGGAAGAATTCCTTCAGCATACTTAGTTCTTCCAAAATTAGTACAGTGTCCTTTCTCTTGTGCAATCTTATTTGATGCCTTTAGAAGATAATATTGGAATGACTCAGACAATCCATGTACCGCATCCCATGCCTCTTGATCTTCATATTTGAATCCAAGTTTTGCCAAATAATGTGCAAGACCTATGAATCCTACCCCAAGACTTCTACGTGCCTTTGTAGCAAGTTCTGCTGCCTTTACAGGATACTTTTGATAGTCAATTAATTCTTCTAATCCTCTTACAGCAAGGTCACATAATTCTTCTAGCTCATCGTCTGATCTTACCTTCCCTACATTAATTGCACTTAAAATACAAAGAGCAATCTCCCCATACTCATCATCAATATGTTGGATCGGATAGGTGGGTAAAGTAATCTCTTGACATAAATTACTCATCTCAATCTTATCTTTAAAAGAAGAATGACTATTACAGTGATCCAAATTCATGATATAGATCCTTCCAGTCTCTGCTCTCTCTTTTAATAGGTCGAGGATAAGTTCTTGTGCTCCGATGGTTGTTCTGGGGATGGATTCATCAGCTTCGTACTGGCAGTATAAGCTATCAAAATCATCGGTCCCAAAACTCTCATACAAGTTAGGACAATCATGAGGGGAAAATAACGAGATTTCCTTATTTTGGATAAAAC